TTCAAACTCTTCTTCCATTCCAGTTTCTTCTATAAAACTTGTAAAGTCCTCCTCAAACTCTTCTGTAAATAATTCCTCCGTCATCATTAGAGGTTCTTCCATAAACTCTTCTTCAAAAAATACTTCTTCCATTGAAGGCATATCTTCTGTGTTAAAATCTTCAAACATTGGTGGTTCTTCAAACACATCCATGTTAAAATCTATTGTTTCTAATTCCTCCTCGAAATAAAAATCATCGTTAAAACCTTCGTCTATAATAATATATTCATCTTCAAAAGAATACTCATCTTCCCAAGTGTACTCTTCTTCTTCCCAAGTATATTCATCTTCCCAAACATACTCATCATTATTCCAATCAAAATCTTCTGGTAAATCTTCTACTATATCAATAATATCTTGGTCAATATCATCTATAACATCTTGCGTTTCTTCATTAATGGGTGGTATATATTGATAACCTATATTTAGTGAAACATTATCTACATCTGGCCCACGATGAGAGCCATCATAAGTTGTACCTGCCGTTTCATTATATACTTCTGCTCTAATTGTAAAATCTGTTTGTGTATTTGAGCCTTGAGTATAAACATTTGTATAATTTGTAAACGTACCCCCATTCATTGACCTATTAGGATGATGGTCATTTATTTCTCTAACTTGTGTAGATACTGAGCCATCAGAGCCTGTAATAGTTTGTTTAAGAGTAAATGTATTTTCAATACTGTTCCAAAACCATACATCTGCTGACATGGTTGAGGTAAAACCTTGATTCATTTCTGATTGTGTTAAATGACCATCACCAACTAAATCTACATCTTGATAAACATTATCTTCTTCGTGTCCTTCAAATGCTAATACACCACCAGTATCATCCATACCTGTTTGATATGGAAATCCATTCCAAGCACCATGAGTATGAATACCATCGTCACCACTTGTTGACCAACCAGTTGTAGTTGTAGTAGTGCCTGTACCAAAAGTAGAGTTATCTAGTATATTGCCAGTGTTTATTTCAACACCAAAAGATTTAAAAGATATTACTAAAGAACAAAGAAATAATAAAAAAGACCTGCAATTAAACTTATATCTAAACAAATTGACCATATAATATATATCCTAATCATCCATACAGTTGCTTTTTTTAAGTGGTACATCGTCACTCATAAATCTAAAGCTATTATAATTAATCCACCTGTAATACTAACTGCATAAGCTATTATAATTATTTCAATCATGTACTTGTATTGCAGGTTTTTCTACAATTTTTTTGTTTTCTTCTATTTTTTTAAGTCTTTCTTTTTCTTTCTTCGCTTCTTCTTCTAGTCGTTGCTTTTCTGCTTCTTCTTTTTCTAATCTTTCTGCTTCTAATCTAGCTAATTCTTTAGCTTCTTCTTTTAATATTCTTTGATCTATTTTAGCTATAGCTTCTGATTTTGCTAAAAACTCTTCATAATCTGGTCTAAGTTCTGGATATTTATCCCACATTTCTTGTGCGTCTTTTCCTATCTTACCATTCCACGGACAAGGAGAACCTGCTGATTCCATTGCCGCATGAACTCTAGGGTCTTGACACAAAATTGACACAGCCGCAACTTTCATTCCATAATCGTATAGTACCTTTGATAACTTAATACGTTCACAGTTAAGGTCTCTGACGTGTTTTCCAGCCGAAACACCTACGCCAAGAGTAGATAAAGAACCACTAACACCCATGCTACATACATCTTGACTCATACTTGAAAAAGATGGTGCATTAGCTGAGTTTACAGGTATGGAACTCCCATTAGAAGTGGTCGTGTTCGTTGTTGTCGATGTCGTGGTGTTTGTCTGCCCATCATTATTATTTGTCGTTGTAGCCGTATAGCCACCTGTAATCTGCGTATTACTGCCAGAAGTATTTGTTTGGTCGTTGTCATCATTTGTTGAATCTCCCCATACTGGTAAACTAATTATTACTAAAAAACTTAATATAAATACTAATAACAAGTTATTTTTAATCATATTGCTTCGTGTCCTAGTAGCATTAAGCGTCCTCTAATGCCTTAACTTTAGTTTCTAAAGTTTCTATTTTTGTAATTGCTTCTTTTAATGCTGCTGTTAAAAGTGGAGTAATTCTTCCATAATCCATTGATTGTGGTTTAATAACATCTGTTTTTTCAGCAGACCAAGTAGTATTAGAGGCATAAATACCCGCTTCTTTATCTTCTTTCCATGTTTCTTCAGTTATTTCTTCTCTTATTATTTTTCCACTTGAATCAAGAACAACATTTTTTATTGTTTCTGTTTCATCTTTTTTTCCATTTACTGCTTCTGGTATTATACTTGATACTTCATGTGCAAAGAAACCATCAACTGTTGTATCCTCATCAGATTTAAAATTAAATCTGTAAGGTTTAAGTTGTTTAACTCTTGTTATACCATCAGTTATAGCAGTTTCATTTTCTTTTAGTCTGTAATCTGATGAAGTATTATAAGTTACTTGGTTGGCATCTGTATTAATACCCACTGTTCCACAAGTAGTATTAGAACCATCTTTAAAAATAATAGCAACTTCTTCATCGCCAGATGTATTTGCGTGTTTAAGTTGCATAACAGTATTATTACTTGCACCATAAACAAAAAACCCTGTTCCTCCATGAGCTACTGCTCCCGGATTAATTTCAGCAGAAGAACCTGCATTTAATCTAAGAACTTCAACAGCATTAGTTGCAAGATGCATTGTATTACCATTATGATTATAAGCTATATATCCAATATTATCGTCACCACTATCTCCAAAATAAATACCACCTTGATTGCTAGTACCACTTAATATGCTCATTCCGGTATGACCGCTTCCTTCAATAATTAATTCATCAGCCATTGAATTTGGGCCAACAGAAGCATCGCCAGTCATTACATGAAGTTTTGCCTCTGGAACATCTTCACCAATTCCTACTTTATCACCACTTCCATCTACCATAAGTAAATGAGTATCAGTATCTCCCTCTACTCTAAAATCTACAGCTGCACCACTTTCGTTAAATACTTGAGCACCATCTGGGTCTGTTCCAAATCCGTTTGCCGTACCACTGTTTGTAATGGTTGCTCCAGAATCAATAGTTAAAGTTGTGCCAGATAATACATTGATAGCATTAGCTGTCATTCTTAAATCATCTGCACCAGATATTCTAAAATCTATCTGATCATCTGTATCTGCTGTAATGCTTGTATCACCATCTGCATCTAAAATTAATTCATCACCATTTAAATCTCTATTCATTGGTGCACCTACTGCACCAGATATTTCTGTTATAAATATTGATGCACCACTTGCAGGAGCAGTCGTAAATGTAATCTGTGTTCCACCCGAAGCTAAAATATAATCTGTTACAGGTTTTTGAATAACCCCGTCATGAGACACTAAAAGCTGTGCCGGTGATCCTACTTGTGTACCTAAATCAAAAGTTACATTAGAACCATTATAAGTGTTTCCAGATGTATCGAGCACGGTAAACGTGCCATTTTTAATTCCTTGTCCTATGTATGCCATCTATCCTCCGTGTTTCGCATCCCATGCGTCTTGTAATTCTTTTAACTTTGCGTTTACTGCTGATTCTGTCGGTAATTCTGTTACAGTATTATCTACAATTTTACCACCAACTCCTATTTTTTCAGAAAGTTTTAAATTAGCATAAACTTTATTTTTACTATCTGTCCAAGTAAACCATTGATTGCTGTGCATTTGAATTAAAGCATCTTCTATATGGTCTGGTCTGCCATCATTTCTCATTCTATGTGTCTCCCAGTCTGACGAAGGTTACCCCCGAAAAATTTGTATTAGTACCGCCATAAGTTGATGTACTATTATTATTAACGTTTGAGTTAAATCGAATTTTACAATTTGACGTGTTAGTCACATCAAAAGTAGTTTGTACTGTTGCAGTAGAATAAGTCGTATCACTTTCTGATTGAGTGATATGAGAATAAGTTACACTAGGCTTTGCATAGGTACTATTATCGGTTGTTGTTTCCATACTTGCTTCAAGCCATTTACTACTGCCATTTAAAAACCAAGTGCAAACAAAAGTTATAAGCCAAAATCCAGTTGAAGGAAATGTAAAAACACCAGATGATTGAGTCATGTTACTTCCTAAACTTGCATACCCAGTCGTGTCATTAAGTTCCCAGTTGGAAGCTATCGGCTCTGCATCCCCTGTAAATGTTGTTGTTAATCTCCATTGTGATGACGCAGTAATTCCATTTACAAAACCACTTGTTAATGCTGTACCTCCGTTAGCCACAGGAGTTGCACCTGTTAACATATTTGCTACATCTATTTTACTTAGTGCCATGTTTTACTCCTTTTATCCGCAATGCAATGTGCATGGAACGCAATACGAACCATCACCATGTGTAATTGTTTTTGTTGTTGATGTTACTTTAGCAATCGTACTAGACCTTAAAATATCATCTGCTTGTTTTTTTGCTGTGCCATCACCATTACTTACTAAGTAATCGCCAATAGCAACTGTTTGGTCTTTGTGCACTCTTACAACAAATGCTCCAAGTGATGCGACATGCATATCATTTACATCACCATCTAGTGCGTCATTAGCATCATCCCATGTCATAAAAACACCATACACTGCTTTACTATCTGCTGTATCTGAAATTTTGCACATAGGTAATTGTTCATTATCCTCTTTTACATACACTCCTGTATATTCTTTACCATTAGATGTAAAAGTTACAGCATCTCCTGCTGATTTGCCATTTGGTAAAGCAATATCTTCTACTGTTTTATGACCATCACTATCAGTAGCAACAGCTTGATACCAATTCATCATTGTTCCAATAGATTCAATAACTGTTCCTCTAAGTATAGTTGGTTTTGAATTATCTGCTAATCTTGACCAGTGAGTTCCACAAAAAGTGCTATACGCAACTGTTGAACCACTAACAGTAATTTCTCCTTCCCTACTTCCAGCTTGTTTTAAATCAATAAGTCTTCCATCATCAGCTAGTCTATTTAAAATTAATGGATTGTCTCCACTTTTTGTAAAGGCCGCCATTCCACCATTTCTTATTTCTCCGCCAGCAGCACCTACATCAGCAGATGTTTTACCTGTTAAAAAATCTCCGCCTGAAACTTGAAGGCATATTGGGTAACCAGAAGAGCCATCAGAAGCTTGTATCCAAGAATAACCACCATCATTACTACCAAGCTGCATTTGTCCACCAGCATTATCATTTGTCATGATTTTAAGTGCCCCATTAGTTCCACTAGCTGAAGAAGTATTTGAAGCTTTTCTAAGTAAAACTATATCATCACCACCATCTACTGCGAACATATTGGCTTCTCCATTACTTTCTACTCTGAAATCTGCATTAGCACTATCTTCGTTAAAAGTAAATGCACCATCTTGGTCTAATTTTGCTGACGTTAAAGTTCCGTCTGTTATTCCACCTGCTGGTATCGTTGTTTTAGCCATCTATTTACTCCTCTATGGTTTTGTAGGCCACGTTACGTTAGCCACTTTAGTAGTTGTATCAAGACCTGTTGTTAGGTCTCTTAAATCTTGTCTATATTTTTTCATATTATCAGCTAAAGTATTATCAGATAATGCTAAATAATCTGTTTCTGCTAATAATGCATTTCTTCTTTGACGAAGACTTGCTAAGTCTCTATTTAACTGACCATCAGCCCATGCTTTTTCTTCAGCGTCACGAGCAGTTTCTTCCTCTGCTGTAAATTGTACTTTTACTCCGTTTATATTATGAAATCTTGGCATTAGTTTACTCCGTATAGTTTAATTGTTCCTGCATCTATGTTTCCACTAGACATTACAAATTGAAAAGCATCAACGACAGATGTTGTATTGTAGTATCCACCTACAAATGTGCAACGGCTAACTCCAACACCAGAGCCATTATCTGATATTCCTTGTAACGAAGCAAGATAATGTTTTGCAAAAGTTGTAGTGCTTGGGTTAAATATTTCAAAATACCCAGAGGC